AAACCAGTTTTTGCGGAGGGTGATGTGGGTGTAGAGCATGAGTTCCCAAAGATTGTATGGGGTGGCAGGATAAAACATTCTGGCCTGCAGGCACTGGCGCAGAAGATGGAAGTGGGTGACTGGACAATCGCACCGGATGCAAAAAGACGAGCGACTTTTAGTGGTGTGATGAATACTAATTATGGCAAGGGTTGTTTGCGGACAAGACGACAAAAAGTTTTTGGTCACAAGGGTCACACCTATAAATGTGTTAGGATAAAATGATATGGCAATGACGCCCGAAGCAAAAGTAAAGAAGAAGGTGGTAGCAGTCCTCAAGGACTTGGGAGCGTATTACTTTTATCCGGTTACAGGAGGGTACGGTCGTAGTGGTGTACCAGACATAGTAGGTTGTTATCAGGGAACTTTCTTTGGCATTGAGTGCAAGGCCGGTAGCAATGAGCCTACACCGCTACAGCAATTAGCATTGGACAGCATTTCCGAACAGGGTGGCCTCGCTTTGGTAGTGAACGAGGATAACATTGATGAGGTAGCCCGAAGCCTCAACACCATTCCGTTCGGACGGTAAGCAGTGAGAGCCGTAACATCCACTGCAGTGAGAGCCGCCCTAAGTTACACCTTTCAAGGGGGCGGTGATCTTACAGGGGGAAGCGTGGCTGTTGTTGGGACGCTTCCCCCCACCCAACGGAGATGATGATGGCAATATCAAAACGGCGTAAAGAAGTTCTGGCAGAGTATGGTAAACGTAAGCCTATAGGCACTAAGAAAAAGAAGAAAAAACCAAATAACGATCTGCCTGTCCATTCACCGATTTTTGCATTGCGTGAATTAGAACGCGATACACAACGTGCTGCTCGCAAGAAAGAGAAAGAACGCGAACAGGCCGCATTGAACAGACTACCAAAACTAAACAGTTTCATAGGCAGTGGCACTAAACATGTTGCGCCGCATGTTCTTGGTCAGTTGTCAGCCGCTTGTGCGAAAAAAGGTACACGCGAAGCACCGTCTGCTATTGACGGTGGGTGGATGTACTACAATGGTCTGGATCACGGCATCGAAGAACAACATCATTTTCGCGCATCCCCACATGACATATCAAACACTAACTTGATAGAAGAAGATCCACTAACAGGCACGCTCACATGGTATGGTGATGTGTGTATACACTGTGGAAGCCCACCAAAAGATGTTGGCGAGGTAATGCTCGCGCAGTACGGCCAGACTGAATTTATTTGCACCGACTGCGGAAAGTATATGACACACCACGGCACAGGTATGCGTGGGTACATGACAGGACAGATATATTATAAGGGCAACAAAAAACTGAAACCTATCCCAAAGTGGCGTATGCCAATCATCAACACCTACGAAGAGGAGGAAGAAGATGAATGATGACAGGGTTATGTCTAACAACAAGTTACAGATAGATGGTAACGAGTATCTGTTCGAGGAGTTGAAAGACGATCAAAAATATGCTGTCAACCAGATTAAAAATTTGAATAGTAAGATTGCGCAGGCAGAGTTTGACACGAACCAGTTGAGGGCCGCAGTACAAACCTTCCATCTGGCACTGTCAGCGTCGTTGAAACAGGAACGGGAGACAAAAGATGATTAACGAGGGGGACGGTACATTCCAAGCGCGTATTGACTTGGGCCAATGCCCCTTATGCAGGACTAGCGTAGACTACAGCACTGATCCTGTCGTGTGCAGGACGTGCAACCTAACAATGTCTGGTGGAGGTATACAAAAACACAAAGACCCAAACCAGTTGGAACTACCACTATGGCCTATGGGAGAACATCATGGCACAGAAGAAAAAGACAAAGTATGAGAAAGTAGCTAAATATCTTGCAGATCACCCACTAGCGAAAGTCAAAAACGTAGCGAAAGTTTGTGGGTGCAGTGATAAATATGTGTACAGCATCCGATCGCAAAGCGGTACACCGAGAGAAGTCTTCGAGCAGGAAGCACAGAGCCTTAACGTGCAACCTGTTATCACAGAGACTTTCAAGGATAACTCCGGTAACACCTACAACACTTATGCGCTGGAGAATAAACCAGTAGAGGAAAGGGTACGCGCAAAAGTGCTACGTGAAGCTGGGGACTTGGTGACTGGCGACAGAGAAAAGGAGCATGGAGAGTTTTGGTCTAACGCTTATCTGACTGCTCAACTCTGGTACGGCTATACAGGTTATGACATACAACCCGAACAAGTACCCGTTATGCTGGCACTCTTGAAGATTGCTAGGTCGCACCAGAACCCAAGTATAGAGAACTTCCGCGATGCGTCTGGTTACATGGCGTTGGCGGCAGAACTTGTGCATGGGGAGTCGAGTGACTAATGCACTTGGTCACTCTGGACTTTGAAACCTACTACGACAGGGAGTTTTCTCTGTCGAAGTTGACTACAGAAGCCTACGTCCGTGATCCTCGCTTTGAGGTGATCGGCGTAGGCTTGAAGGTCAACGGCACAGCCACCGAATGGGCTAGTGGTACGCATGAGCAGATACAGGATTATCTAAACTCATTCGACTGGTCTGATGTGATGTTACTGTGTCATAACACAATGTTTGATGGCGCGATATTAGATTGGAAGTTTGGCATACGCCCCAAAGTTTATGCAGACACCATGTGTATCGCTCGCGCCATACACGGCGTAGAAACAAGCGCAAGCCTGAGAGCCGTAAGCGAAAAGTATGATATCGGCGAGAAGGGCACCGAGGTCGTGCAAGCCCTTGGCAAACGACGTGAGGACTTCACCAATGCAGAACTAGCTCGCTACGGTGACTACTGTGTGAACGATGTAGATTTGACCTACAAGCTGTTTACAATCATGGCAAAAGACTTCCCGCGCAAAGAACTCAAACTCATAGACCTGACATTGCGTATGTTTATACAGCCAATGTTGGAGTTGGATCTAGGTTTACTAGAACAGCATCTCACAGAAACACGTGACCACAAAGACGAGTTGTTGGAGAGCGCCGGAGTGGTGAAAGAAGATTTAATGAGCAACCCAAAGTTTGCAGAGTTGCTCAAGTCGCTTGGCGTTAAGCCACCTATGAAGATCAGCCCTACAACCGAAAAAGAAACATTCGCATTTGCCAAGTCGGACGAGGAGTTCAAAGCATTGGCAGGTCATGACAACCCACAGGTGCAAGCGTTGGTGGCGGCACGGTTGGGTACGAAGTCCACGTTGGAAGAGACGCGGACACAACGCTTCATCGACATAGCCAAGCGAGGCACGTTACCTGTGCCTGTCAGGTATTACGCCGCGCATACTGGTAGGTGGGGCGGTGATGACAAGATCAACCTACAGAACCTGCCCAGCCGTGGTGTAAATGGTAAGAAGTTAAAGCGTAGTATCATTGCGCCTCCCGGGTACACGCTGGTAGATGCAGACTCGGCACAGATCGAAGCGCGAGTGTTGGCATGGCTTGCAGAACAGGACGATCTCACGCACGCGTTCAGGGCTGGTGAAGACGTGTATGTAAAGATGGCATCACGAATATATGGTGTAGCGGAATCTGATGTGACCAAAGACCAACGGTTTGTCGGCAAGACTACCATCCTTGGTGCTGGCTATGGTATGGGTGCAATCAAGTTCCAAGCGCAACTCAAAAACTTTGGGTTCGACATGGACATCGCCGAAGCACGGCGGGTTATCAGCATCTACCGTGAGGCTAACTGGAAGATAAACAAGTTATGGCGTGACGCACAACAAGCTCTCGTGGCTCTGTCCAGAGGTGACAGTGCGCCATTGGGTTGCGGTAGTGTGCTTGAAGTAAGTCCATCTGACAGTGCCATACGCCTGCCGTCTGGATTGCTGCTGCGCTATGACGATTTGAAGTTCGACACCACTGAGAAGGGTGTGGAGTTTCACTACAAGACGCGCAGAGGACGTAATCGTATCTATGGCGGCAAGGTCATAGAGAACGTATGTCAGGCGATAGCGCGTTGCATCATTGGCGAGCAAATGTTAAAAATAGCTAAGAAACATCGCGTAGTGCTAACTGTGCATGACTCCGTTGTAGCCTGTGTTCCTGACGAAGAAGTCGAGGAAGCACAGACATACGTGGAGGAGTGTATGCGTTGGATACCGGACTGGGCAGAGGGTCTACCTATCAACTGCGAGTCTGGTACTGGCAAATCTTATGGAGACTGTGAATGATTGATGAATACGACATGGAGATAGGTTATGGGAAACTAGGTCATAATGCCGACCTAGTAACAAGGGATGGCTTTCCATGTTGCAATAAGTGTGGATCAGTTGAGTTGACTATGAATACAACGTCCATGTCGCATGGAATAGTGTATACACAAAGCGGAGTTATTGCGGAGTTTACCTGCAATAGTTGTAGAGCAGAGTTAA